TTCAGTATACGGTCTTAAAATCGTATGAGGAAGTCAACTTTTTAGATACGAGTACAGGAATCTTCCTAACTCGTTTATGCAGACAGTTTGGAGTTGAACGCTTACCAGCTACGGCATCAGTTCGACTGGTTCAATTTAAACAGGAAATCCCGCTTGGAACTCGTTTCAGCGTGGTTAATAGTGAGTATAATTTCCGTGTCTTGGAGCGTCGTTCTGGATTTGAGTATAGTGTAGTAGCTGAACAAGTCGGTAGTGCTCCTAATTATGTAAGAGGTCAACTCATCAACATTGATGTATTGAGCGACTTTAAAGGAGCAGAAATCGGCTCTGTTATCGTCGTAGGAGAAGACGAAGAGACGGATAAGCAACTCCGTAAGCGTACCATTGAATACTTGAAAACACCGACCTTAAACGGGAACATCGCCCAATACAAGAAATGGGCAAGTGAGTTCGTTGGTGTTGGTTCAGCGCTTATTGAACCGCTTTGGAAAGGACCTAATACGGTTCGTGTATCTATTACGGATGCCGACGGCAATGAAGCTAGTTCAGAACTTGTAAATAAGTTCAAGAATTACTTAGATCCTGAACCAAGTGGCCACGGATTAGGTGTAGCTCCGATTGGTGCTTATGTGACTGTTCAGTCTGTAAGTGGCTACAATGTTCGTATTACTGCAACTATCAAGATCGATGAAGGTGTAGATATTGAAACAATCAAGAACGAGGCAAAAGCTCAACTCATTAAATACTTACGTGAAGAAGCATTTGAAGAGAAAGAGGTTCGAAACTATAAAGTTGCCACAATCATTGACAGAATTAATGGGGTTCGAGATGTGGACCGTATTTTGTTGAACGACAGGGAACAAAGTATCGAATTATCAAACACGATGCTTCCTAAATTAACGGAGGTAACTATCAATGTCGCACGTTAGATATCGTATGTTATCGGCTTTACCAGAGGTCTTAGATCCAACAATCAATGATTTGTTTGAAACTGAGATTCCAGAGTTGGAATTGATTACAGACTTAATCTTTGATACTAGACGGTTGATGCTGTTGCCAGAAGCGACAGAAGACTGGCTTGGAAGATGGGAAAAGGCCCTTCAGGTAAAACCGAAAACGACAGACTTGGAAGAACGAAGGCGTTATCTAATCACTTTAATTTCTTCCAAAATCAAAATCAACTCAGTGAGCTTACAAAAAATTACAAAGAGCTTTACGAGTGTCAATAACTTAGTAACGGTCAAGGATTCAGCGGTACATATCCGATTTTTAGGAGAGCTACCGACTGGATACTTGAACCGTTTTTTAAAGTATGTGCGTGAGTTGATTCCTGCTCACTTAGGGATCCGATTCTCAGTTGAAGCACCGATGATGAACACAATTTATGTCGGTGCACACACGCTTTTAGACGTTCGTACAGTTCGATTTAATTAAAGAAAGGAGCGATTAGATGGGATATTTTATCCAGCCGATACTAACCGATAAAGCAAGTAGCGAAACAGCTCTAGCTATTCAAAATAGAGAGCCGTTAGTATTTACTCGGATTGCTTTGGGAAGCGGTCGGCATCGGACAGACGCTGGTAAGAAAAACGATGTAGCTCAAGTAGTTCATTCTCTACAAGTTGCACAATCTATATCGACTGAAACAGCAGATACAATTCGTATCGTGGCACGATTGGATAATTCACGGATTGAGCGTGAGATGATTGTCAATGAAATCGGTGTGTTTGCAAAACGTGGCAATCACGAAGAATTCATGTATATGTATACCTGGGCAGAGCAAGGGGATGTTATTCCTCCTAAAACATCTGCTTATGTATATCGAGACTACGATTTCAATACAACCATTAGCAAGAATAGTCAAATTACCATTCGATACAATGCCAATAATTTGGTCTATGCCTCTATTTCTGAGCTGAAATCAACAGAAACCAAGCTGCAAAATAACATTGACAATCATAGCAGAGATACATCACGACATGTATCGGTTGAGGAACGTACAAAATGGAACGGGAAAGCTGACGCAACCCATCGTCACAAAGTATCTGATATTGATGGCCTTGAAGCGATTATCGGGAATCAAACAACAAATAAAGCGAATCAATCAGACTTAACTGGTCACATTAACAACAGGAACAATCCGCATAGTGTCACGAAAGAACAAGTCGGCCTAGGGAATGTCACGAATGTTGAACAAGCAAGTAAAGTTGATTTTCAAAACCATTCGAACAACCATAACAACCCTCACGGTGTCACAAAGACACAGGTAGGATTGGGTAATGTCACGAATGTGGAACAGGCTAGTAAGCAGGAGTTCAACGCTCATACTACTAATCGAAAGAATCCGCATAGTGTGACGAAAGAGCAAGTCGGTCTAGCAAATGTGACGAACGTGGAACAAGCCAGCAAGACCGATTTTGACGCTCACGCAAGAGATACGACTAAACACATTACTCAACAAGAGAGAACCTCTTGGAATGGTAAGGCAGATAGTCGTGCATTGACAGACCACACAGGGAACCGCAACAACCCTCACGGTGTTACAAAGTCTCAAGTCGGTCTAGGGAATGTCACGAATGTTGAACAAGCGAGTAAGAGTGAGTTTAATTCTCATTCCCAAAATTCGACTATTCACGTATCGAGCGTGGATAAGAATAGATGGAATAATGCTCAACTAACCAAGCTGACGAATGACAATGGCAGTGCTAAGACCGCTACAGGAAACTGGGATAGCTATGTTGAATCAGGCATGTATACAGGAGCAGGGCTGACGAATTCACCAAAAGGTTCACGTTCTCCGCTCTATGTTACTGTAACGAAAATCGATGGCCAGAACGTTATGCAGCAGGCAGTAGATAACGCAAATACATTTACTGCGGTTAGAACCAAAGTCAATGGTGTTTGGGGAAGCTGGCAGGTGTTGCCCAGGCTGGATATGAAAGTGATTCCGATTCAATTTATACCTGGTATCATGCCTTCAAAATTAGCAACGGAAGAAATGAATAAGATTTATGTTATCGGTAACTGGATTTCGTTCATTGCATTCATTGATAAAGATTCAATTAATAAGTCAAAAACAACTATTGCATCTTATACCAAAAGTTTATTCAAACTACCAAAAGAATATGCTTTTTTAGATAGAAAAAATTATAGTGATGAACATGAGTTCTTTGGAGAGCGATACAACTTTACCTCACTTGAAAGACATTTTAATAATAAAGTGCGTCATGTGGAAGGAAGATATTATCGAGACCAGGAAATCGTGGGACATTTTAACACTGATTATCAAGGGGAAAGCAAAGATTTAATTATCACAGGCAGTTGGTTAAAATCGAAATAAATTATAGAAAGAAGTAAATAACATGGAATTTTTAGTAGAAAACAAACTTTTTCGAGTTGACAAAACAGTAGTAACTATCCGTAAGGAACAACCTTTCACGTATTATACTCGTGAATTGGACGGAGACCATCAAGGAGATTCTGATGAAAAAATAATTCAAGCAGTCCTAGAGCAAGTTCGTGCAGAGCTTGACCCTACATCTGCGATTGTACAAGCTCAAGCGAAACTGCAAGAAACACAAGCTGAATTGGAGCAGGCTAAACAGAAACTGGCTGAGACAGAGCAGAAAGCGACTCAAACAGAAGCGAAGCAGAATGATCTTGAAGCACTTGCGAACCGCATTAATAAAGTAGTGCGAGTGATGGCTCAAGATTCAATTATGGGTGAAAAAGTATCTTACGGTACGACCTACAAAGAGATGGTTGAACTATTCCCGCTCGCTGAAGTCGGAAAAGTTTACGAGCCTGGTGCAATCTTTGCGGTTGAGGACCCTAGTCATGTCGAAGTTAATGGAGAAGGTAAACGCATCCTGATTCAAACCAATCAGTCCTTTACTTATCAAGGAGAAACCCTTGCTCAACTTGAAGGAACACCTTACCAGAATGGCGTACTAGCAACTTGGAAGTTTAGTGTACCGAAAGCACCGAATGAGCCTACTGTCGCTCCAGCAGCTGCAGTTTCTACGGCTACTACCGTGACTCCTACAGTTTCAGAACCTTCTGCTACAACAGTTGCGCCTAACTAATAACGGGGGTAACTATGGACGTCTTACAACACGTTGAGCATTTATTCACGAATGTTGTTTCGGTATTATCCCCAATCATCATAGCGTGGTTGGGGTACAAGCTGCCTAAAAAATCCAAAGAACAAACAGAGCAGATTATCTCTGAAGTTTCATCTGTTAAGAAGCAAATCGAAGATGTCCAGACTACCACAAGCGAGAGCAATAAGAAAATTAGTCAAATTCAAGATAAGCAGAAATTGCACGATGATGCACATCAGGTCATTATGAGAATGCGACTTGATAGAGACATTCGCAGAGCCATTCGTAGAGGTTTCACGAATAAGGACGAATGTTCAATAGTCGATAGCATGTATGCAAGCTATAAGGCATTGGGTGGTAATGGCTTCATTGATAGGCTTTATGATAATTTCGGTAAGTTGCCATTCAAAGACGATGGTTTATTTGCTAAGGATAAGGAGGGCAATGATGGGTTGTAACAAACGTAGAGTTAATACAACCAATTTGGCTCGAATTGATGGTGGCGACCTTATTAAACAAGGGGATTTGTCTTCTACTTTTGGGTTTGAATTGTTAGATGAAAATTACCGTGTTATGACCTCGTTTGAGGGGCAAGAAGCGGTTATTACTCTAACAAAGGGACAACGAAGATGGAAGACAACTGCTCCCGTCACTAGCCATTCTGTCAATTTTAATTTAGATAGTATTCTACCGAGCGGAAAATACCGAGTTGAAATCTCGGTTGGAGGGTATATCTTCCCAAGCGATAGAGATACTTATATTGAAATTGAAGACTCAGACAAGGAATTGGTTACGGAAGATGTCTATACTTTGAAGGAGTTAGACATAGAAAAAGAAGTTGAAAAACAACTTGCAGGAAGAACTGTAGGTAGCGATGGCACGGTGAGTCCGGAATTCCCTGACTTGCTTTTTTATTACAACTTAGGAAAGGTATAGAAGAAAATGGACACAACAAAATTAACAGCATTCGCACAAGCGGTTGGAGCAGATATCAAGGAAGTTAAACAAAGCGTAGGCACTAAAGTAGAGACTTCAGCAATGACGCAAGCTATTTCACAAGCAGTCACTCAAGCTAAATCAGAAGTTAAGGCTGAAATCTTGGGTGAGTCTGTACCTGAAAATCTTGATACTTTGAAAGAAATTGCTGACAAAATCACGAACATGGGACAAGACGAAAATGGCGCACTTTTGGGCAAAGTAACCGAAGTCAGCGGACGTGTAGACCAGATTGCCAATCTTGATTTAGTTGAGACTTATAACCAAGCGAAAGCGTGAAGCCTATGACTAACCTTGAAAACCTAGCAACCGCAATCGGTAAGGATATCAAGGATATCAAGACACGTTTTGCGACTAAAGAAGAAATGCACGAGGCAGCTGATATTGACTATTCTCAGATTGTCACGCATGAAGAACTTGAGGGAAAGCATTATCTGACTGAACATCAGAATATTTCTCATTTAGCGACCAAAGCAGAGGTAGTCACGAAACTAGATAAGGTCGATTTTGATTTACTAAAACGTGACGCTGTCACACGCAACGAGTTAGCAAGTCGAAATTATCTAACGGAACATCAATCGCTTGAAGGGTACGCTAAGAAATCGGAATTGTACAACGATAGCGAGGTTAAGAGACGGCTTAGCTCGCTTGAAGCTAAGCCGGACAAGGACACCGTCTACAACGATAGCGAACTCAGAAATCGTATTTCACTGCTTGAAAGAAAGCAAGATAAAGATACGGTCTATGACGACACTCGAGTTAAGCAGAGGATTTCAGCGCTTGAGAACAAGCCTAATATCGACGTCTCGGGGTTCGTTACTAAAAGTGAACTAGCTAGTAAGAACTACCTTACAAGCCATCAGGACTTGTCTGGATATGCAAGAAAGTCCGAACTGTACAATGATACGGATATCAAGCGTCGTTTGGGTCTATTAGAGAACAAACGAGATAACGATAATCAGACGTTGAGTTTGAGCGGAAACCGTCTAAGTCTGACGAATGGTGGTACTGTCGAATTGCCTGCACCAGATACGCCAGTATATCGAATTTCTAAAGTCGATATACCAGGAAGCGGTATTGGTACTACTGCCACAATCACGACAGATAATTTAATGAATCCAGACGGCGTCAAAGTTGGAGACATTATTCAAGATTTTTTCAGCAGTAATTTTGGGACAGACGAAGGGTATTGGAAAGTGACTAGTGTTGTCAATAAAAATATCACTGTAACGTGGATAGGCGCAAGAGCGTTTCCGAAACCATATAACGATAGTGATTTACAACGGAGGGTATCAGCTTTAGAAAAACGCCCGTCGTTCGACACCCTGACACCAACTCAGCGAAATAGTTTGCGAGGCGAGCCAGGTAAGAATATCTTGAACCAAAATAATGGCCAAGAATTGAAATATTGGGCTGGAACAATAGCACAATACGAGGCGATTTCGAACAAGGACCCAAACACTATCTATGACGTGTATGAATAATAGAAAGGAAAACATATGATTAACTGGAAATTACGACTAAAAAATAAAACCTTTTACCTGTCTGCTGTCCCAGCCTTCTTGCTTCTCTTGCAAGCTGGTGCAGCAGTCTTTGGATACCATCTTGATTTAGGTGATATCGGCAACAAGCTGATTCTACTTGTTAATGCAGTCTTCGTGTTCTTGACTGCAATCGGTTTGGTCAATGACCCAACGACTAGCGGAATCACAGACAGCACACGAGCACTTGGTTATGAAAATCCAAAGGAGGATTAGGAAAAAACAATGAAGAAAAACGACTTATTCATCGACGTATCTAGCCACAATGGATACGATATTACAGGTATTTTAGCGGATATGGGTACACAGAATACCATTATCAAAATTTCTGAAAGTACAAATTACCTAAACCCTTGCTTGTCTGCTCAAATTGAGCAATCCAATCCTGTTGGATTTTATCATTTTGCTTGGTTTGGTGGTGACATTGAAGAAGCTGAGCGAGAAGCACGCTACTTCCTTGATAATGTGCCTCAAAAAGTAAAATACTTGTGTCTTGATTACGAAGATCACGCTAGCGGAGATAAACAGGCAAATACAGATGCTTGTATTCGCTTCATGGAAATCCTCAAAGAAAATGGCTATGAGCCAATTTATTACAGCTATAAGCCATTTACGCTCAATAATATCTATTATGAGCAGATTCTTGAGAAATTCCCAAACAGTCTTTGGATTGCCGGCTATGGGTTAAACGATGGAAATGCTGATTTTGAATATCTCCCATCCATGGACGGGATTCGCTGGTGGCAATACTCTTCAAATCCGTACGACAAGAATATTGTTTTACTAGATGATGAAGAAGCTCAGCCCAGATGGAAAAAGAATGATACAGGATGGTGGTATGAATACCCTGACGGATCCTATCCAAAAGAGAAATTTGAGAAGATTGACGGCACTTGGTACTACTTCGACGGGTCAGGCTATATGCTTGCAGACCGTTGGAAGAAGCACACAGACGGCAACTGGTACTGGTTCGACAACTCAGGCGCAATGGCTACAGGCTGGAAGAAAATAGCTGACAAGTGGTACTATTTCGACGTAGAAGGAGCTATGAAGACAGGATGGGTTAAGTACAAGGACACATGGTACTATCTTGATAGCAAGAATGGCAACATGGTATCAAATGCCTTTATTCAGTCAGCCGATAAGAAAGGCTGGTACTACATTAAAGCAGACGGAACAATGGCAGATAAGCCAGAGTTCACAGTAGAGCCAGAAGGCTTGATTACGACTAAATAATTTAAAAAAAATAAATAGAAAGGAAACTTTCTAAACTGTTCTTTCACCGCAGGCTCAAGCTTGCGGTTTTTTTGTTTGTCTAGAAGTGACTTGTTGACATCAACAAATTAACAAAATTAGAGCTTGTATTTCTATTTTGCAAAAACACGCATTTTGAACGATTAGAAACAGAAATCACAATCCTATTCTTCAAAAAAGCGTTTTCTTGAAGAATAGGTACTATATGCCCCAAAAATATAAAAATAAGATTTGGGGCAATAATGGGGCATAAGTTTAAAACTTATATATCTTATCCCCTAGAACTAAACTTATTTTTAAACGTATTTATACTTATTTTTCGAAACTTTCTTCTATTGTATAGCTATGAAGTATATCCTTTATAAAAAGACGCTGTTAAATAATCAACCTTCAAAAAGCCTATCATATCAAGCATTTGAGCTTGTGTGACAGGCTTTTTTGTTTGTTTTGGGGCATTTTTGGGGCATAGACTAATACTTTTCCATGACATCTGCTACCGTTGATTTCATTTGTTTTGTGATGTGAGTATATATTTGAGTGGTTGTTTTTGCATCGGAGTGCCCCACACGATCCATAATAGCTTTAAGAGGTACATTGTTTTCAGCAAGTCGACTTACTAGCGTGTGACGGAATATGTGGCTAGTAAGGTTTTTCTGGATTGGTGTTTCAAGTCTTTCATTAGCTTTCTTTAGAGCTAGATTAAAAGAGTTTGTTTGCAAAGGAACTCCATTTTTTGTGGTGAAAATGAAGCCCATATCTTTATAGCGAGGATTGGTATTCTTCTCCAGTTCATTCATGAACTCCATCTCTTCTAATATCTCTTTTTCACGGGTGGTCATGACGGTTTCGCGATAGGATGCCAGGGTTTTCGGTGAAGTTTTTTCACCTTTTTGATATCCATTCGTGTGGTCGTATGTTCCATGAAGTTGCAGGGTGTTAGATTCATAATCAACATTATGAGGTTCAATTCCTACGGCTTCCCCAATACGACAACCATTCAGGCTCATGAATTCAGAGAGTAGTCCGATTCGATAGGTGCTTGGCCTACGATACAACTCTTTCAGCAGTAGTTTGATTTCATCTTCTTCAAGATATTTCTGTCCTACCTTTTTCCAATCTTCTAATGTCTTTTGAACTCTTGGAAGCTTAGCTCTCCTAGCTGGATTATCCTTAATAATGCCAAGGTCTATTGCATAATCAAAAGCAAGATTTAGCATGGACTTATTTCGCTCTTTTTTATTCCTTGAGCAATCGAGTTTATCCAGGTATGATTGAACATATTTTGGGTCAATTTTAGAAACTTTGATACCAATTCCGAAGTCATCTTTTATCTCTTTGATATTTCCGCTTAATGAAGCGATAGAAGAACGTTTAATCTCTTGTTTGTAGAATGACCACCACTGGTCGAAAAATTCCGTAAAAAGCATTTCTGAGCTTTCTAGTTCACTCAGAATATTTGCTATCTTTATTTCAAGTTGTTTCTGAGCTTCTTTTCTGATGCGAGGAGTATCTTTTTCCATGAGAACTGAAACTCTAGACCATTTTTCGGTGTAAGGATTTTTATATCTCTCAAAAAAATTTACTTTTCCGCTTTTATGTTGTTCTACCCACATTGATTTTCACCTCATTTCTTGATAGAATAGAGTATAAGAAAACTACCTTTTTAATGGTCGTTTCCTTATACAGTACATCCTCACGCTCAGACTCGCCAAAGTTTTGAGAGCGTGGGGATTTTTTGTTTTTAAAAAGGGAAGCAACAGTTAAGTTACTTCCCCTGGCACGCTAAGGTGCAAAGTCTAAAATTATGAGGGCTTGCCTCTAAGTAACTTAATTATAGTTCAATTTATAAATGCTGTCAACAATCTACTCAAACCCTTTGAAACTCTCTAAAATCTTATCTTTTGAGTCTGTGGCATTGAGCACTAAAACAACATAATTTCCGTAGATATAAGCAGGGTGTCCGATTAACTCTTTTTCTTTCTTAGCTTCTTTAAACATTGGGTTTTTATCGTAATATTCGTAAACCTCTACAGCAGTATCATCTTCTAAGATGAATCCTTTTCCTGATTCGGCTTGAATAAGACTAGCTTCTTTTGAGATTTCTTCTTTGATAGTGAAGCCATTGCTTTCTAGTGCTTTTTTAAAATCGTCTAAGCTAGTAGGCTTTTTAGAAGCAGGTTTGTCATTTGCTTTAGTTTGCTCAGTTTTTGGTTGTTCTGCGCTATCTTTGGTAGTCGATTGGTTGTTTGAACATGCTACCAAGACTGTAGCACTAAGCAAGATAGCTGATGTTGTTAGTAGTTTTTTCATAGATAATCTCCTTTTTAAGTGAGTGTAGATTCAATTCGTAGAGTTTCTCTATATTGTTCAGCAACAGCAACATCGGTAAAATGTACCGTATTGTTAAATTCTTTGTGTACTAAATCTTTAATTTCTTCTAAGTCTACTCTAAAGAACTCTTTGCGAGAATTCACTTTGTTGACTTCTTGTTTTCTAAAATAGTTGTGTAAAGTTGTTTCAAGAGCAGGAGCATCTTCGCTGAAAATTAGAGCGTGTACGTCAAACGGAAATGGAACAGAAGCGCTGCTCAATTCAGAGATACGATCCATTGGCTCAAGACGTCTAGTCATACCAATTTTATAAACATTTTCTCCGAAAGAGCCAATATTAGAGATGATGTAGACGAATCCAGCACGAGTATTGGTTTCTCGATTTTCAACATCTTTTTTGTCTTTTTCCAATTCTTTGATTTTATCTTCTAGTTCTTTAATCTTATCTGCATAAAGTTCTTTCTCGATATCTGTATTAGATGATTCTAGATACTTCATGAGTTTAACAACTTCATTTCTGAATTGGTTTTCCTCTTTGAGGATTTTATCTTTTTGAATTTGAAGTTCTTTCTCTACTCGTTGTTGTTCTCTCATTTCTTCTTTTTTAGCTTTCAACAACTCACGTTCTTGCTCGAGAACATAATAGTATTTATATGTTGCATCTAGCTTTTCCAATTTAATATTTAGCAATTCTTTTGTGATTTGAACATTATCGATAGAGAATAATCTATTTAACGTTGAGAATGTATTAGTAATCTTGTTGCGGTAAGTATCAACATTGTTCATTCTTACATTAGTCAAGTAATAATCTGTTTCAGCATTAAATGCACGCAACAATTTTTTAGATTGTTTTTCACGTTTCTTGTAATCATCATAAGAAGTAGAGCGACAAGCTTTTCCGTCTGTAATCAATTCCTTTTCTTTTATTTGAAGAATAGATAATGTGTTTTTTAACTCGTTAGAAGTAATATTGTCAGTAAAGTCTACAGTCGTTTCTTGAGCGATAACGATATTAGATTTTTCTTTCAATATCGCTTCATAATCTTTTTCTTCTTGTTTAAGTTTTTCTACTTTCCTACTCAATTCTTTCAAAGACGCTTTTAGGGAATATTTCTCTTGAAGAGCATTCTCTTTGATTTCTTCAGCTTCCTGTTTGGCATTCTCCAGAATTTCCTCAGCTTGATTTTGTGCTTCTATAAGAATATCATCTGCTTTATCTATGTTTTCAAATAAATCTATCTCTTTATTAGCTTGAGAAAGAATCTTATCAGCTTCTTCTTTAGCAGATTGCAAAATCATTTCCGCTTCTTTTTTACTATCAAGTATGACTTCGTATTGAGAAAGTTCGTTGAACTTCTCTTTTGATATTAAATTGTATTTCTTAGATCTTTTGTAAATAAATAGCAGACCCAATAAGGTTGATATGAACATCGTCACAGGCCATGCTAACAGTAATATAGCAATAAACCAAGGTTGATAACGTAGTGGAATGCGTTTTTTCATAATAAACTCCTTAAAATAAGATTACACTTTATTTCTCTCTATAAATGCTTACAACCTCACCAATAATACGGATATCGTTGCTTTCATCTAGGTGTATATCCTCATAATCAGGGTTCAAGCTTTCCAGATACCCCTGACGCAGTTTCTTGACATAGTTAGCACCGTCTACTTGGAAGATGCCGATGGTGTTATAGTCAACCTGTGGGGTATTCTTGATAAAGAGGTAGTCGCCATTTTTTATCTTGGGCTCCATAGAGTTGCCGACGACATAAGCGATAGCGTCGTAGTCGTCTGGGATTTCATCCTCATAGAACGAAACTTCCATATCTAAATCGTCGTCCTGCATCGAGCCACTACCAGCAGAGACAACTCCAGTAACACGACGGTAAGTAGTTTGTCTGTAGTCGTCCAGTCTGATGATGTTTTCTGATACTTCGTTTATCTTCGTTTTATCTTCGTTTTTTTGCTCGTCTAGTTGCCTTTTGGCAAAAGTCAGGACTTTGCCCTGTCTAGGTGGTGCTAGTTGGTCGTAGATGGATTGGATTGGGGAAGTGTTAGTGGTGGGCGTAGGTGTGACTTCGGTAGATGAATCTTCACTTACAAATCTTGGGTCTAAAGTTGATTTTAACACTCCGAAAAAATCAGCTATCTTTTGTACATTGCCTGGTATAGGCAAAGAGGTTCCTTTTACATAGCCTGTTAAAGTGCTAGCAGGTATACCTGTCGCTCTAGACAATTCAACTTGCTTACAATTCCTATCCGACAAAATCGTATTAAGATTTGCGGAAAAGACTTTCATATCCTCTTTATCTTGAGGAGTTAACTTTCCTCGTCCTCTAGCCATTCTTTTTCTCCTTTTTTCTTTTACTATATAATAACGCTTATTTTCGTATTTGTAAATAAAAAATTCGAAAAAAATACGAAAAAATTCTAAAAAAGTATTGACATACGATTTAATTCGTAGTATAATTAAACCAAGCTTGAGAAAGCTAATAAAAAGGAGGCGATAGAATGACAGAAAAAGTCATAGAACTTGCAGATCAATTCATTGGCTCGCATGAAACGTACAGAGAAGCAAAGATAGCGTGTGAAAAGCTATTTAGAGAAGTTGTTCATGAGATAGAACATAGGGCTATGGAAAGAAGCACAAGGGGGTGAGTACGTGCAAAAGATGACGCTACGAGCGATAAGAACAAATTACAATTTATCTGCAAAAGAGGTTGCTGATAAACTACAAATTCATCAACAGACATTGTTGAAATATGAGCATGATAGTTCTAAAATTCCGGTAGACCTATTAGATAAGTTAGCTCGATTATACAATGTTCAAAAAGATTTTATTTTTTTAGGTAAAAAATACGAATTAAATCATAGTTTAGGAGAGATATGAATGACCAATACTTTACAGAGATAGACATGGATAATCACGAGAGATACTTTAAAATTCCGTATCGGCTAATAGAAGATGATTACTTCTCAGAATTGGATCCACTAGCTGTTATGATTTATGGTATTCTAATCGACCGCGTTTCATTATCTCAAAAAAACAAGCAACATTTTACTGACAAAGATGGACATTTGTATGTTATAGCTACCAATACTGAAATATGTAATTGGATTAAAAAAAGCGAACCAGTAGTAATTAAATTAAAAAGGGAACTGATAGAACATGGTTTGTTGAAAGAAAGAAGGCAAGGTGTTAGGCTAGCAAATTTACTGTATCCTCAGAAATTAAGAACTAAAGAAACTTTAGTTCAAGAACTTAAAAATGTTAAGGGGAGAACTAAAGAAACTTTAGTTCAAGAACTTAAAAATGTTAAGACTAACCAACCTGATAATAACCAACCTGATATAACCAACCTTACAGAACCAGATGGTGCTGGTGGTAACTCTTTATATAGTATAGAAGACGCCCCACCACAAAACGACTTGGGTATTGTCTATGATTGGATTTATTCAGAGTTTGGACGACAACCGACACCGTTCGAGATCGAAGACTTGAATTACTTCTTACAAGACCATAGTAAAGAGGTTATCAAGCTAGCAATCAAGGAATGTGTGGGCAATGGTAAGCCTTATTTCAAGTATCTCAGTAGCATTTTGAGAGATTGGAAGCAGAAGGGACTAGTAACTGCTGAGTTAGTTGAGAATAGGCAGAAACCGAAGCGGTTAAGTTCTTATCAAGGGAATGCCTTGAAATTATCAGACGATGGTTACAACCCACGGCTTGGATTCTAGGAGGGTGCTATGCGAGCAGTATCAAGAGATGAATTGCAGGGTAGGTTTTTACAGATTGAAACCTTGAATACCCAATGTCCTAAGCATGAGGGAGTCTATATGTGGCGCTCAGTCAACCCTTGTACGCAGAACGTTATGACTTATTGCCCTGAATGTTGGCAGGAGAAAATCCATAGTCAAGCAGGAGAGCAATTGGCTCAAGCTGAGGCTCAAATCAGAAATACAAGGTCTTACTCTTTATTTTCTAAGGAGAGTATCATTCCGCCTGATTTGAAAGATGCAACTATCGGTAACTTTGAGATTCACACAGACCAAGACGCTGAGGCAGTCAATTTTGCCAAGCGTGTGACGGTTGACTATGTGAAGGAGCGATATGAGGGGAATACGATTATCAGCGGACCGCCTGGGGTTGGTAAGAGCCATCTAGCAGTTGGGATTGCCAAGACACTCAACGAGAGCTTCCAGAAGTTCCAGTTGAAGCGCTCGGTGGTCTATATTCCCTCCATGGAGCTTTTCTCACGGATGAAAGACGCTTTTAGATACAAGGATTCCAAGTGGGAAGAAAGACGGACTATCCAGTTCTTGCAGAAAGTGGACTACTTGATTTTGGATGACCTTGGCAAAGAGTCAAGTGTAGGCGATGAAATCAAGCAGGGGAATAACTGGATGCAAAAAGTCCTGTATCAGATACTTGAAAACAGGACGAATACGATTATTACAACAAACTACGGGGGCAATCATTTGGAGCAACTTTATGAGAAAAGCCTTGTAGATAGAATAACGAAAGGAAACATGAAGACCAATGCGTTCAAATTTAGCAATAACACAGAGTCCAGACGCACCTTGTCAGCAAGTGACTACTGAAGAACGTCAGCAGATTATTGATCAGTTTGAAGCTAATCACTACGGACTATCTAGCTTGCTGAAAGAGCGGTTGCTGATTACAAGCGACTACCAGTTCACAAGAAAGATGAACGAACTGACGTACTATGCAACAAATGGAAGCGTCTATAGAACCTAAAAATAAAAGCACCTGACGGCAATCAGGCGCATACTTAAATATTCAACATGATTATAACACGAAAGGGAGGAAATTGCATGCCGAAAACAGAAATTACTTATAAGCCAGTTGATGTGGACGAAAAAGCTACGCATGGCGATTACAAACATCTTTGTCAGAGGTGGGAAGGGTTGACTCCAGGGACTGCAAAAGTCTGGGCAGGTGAAATGCGAGAACATCCAGACTTCAAGCAGTTCATCGATAACCCAACTCATAAGATTGTATTTATCGATTACGAAGGATTTCGCATGTTCGTCAAATGGAAAAGTCGTAATCGCTATCGTACGAAGAAAGAAACTTTATCAGAAATGCTTGAGAATATGAAAAAAGAAAAAATGTTAGGAGTATAAAAATGTTTGAACCACCATTAATCAACCAACTTTTGGGAACTGGCGCAGTGATTTTAGGATTTATTTTAGCTGGGATTTTAGTACGACAAATGGAATTGCACGAACTTGAAAAACAACGAAAGTTGGAAGAACGTGATACGAAAATTATACAAGCGTTTAACGAAGCGGTTGAAATCGGTCGTGAGCTTGAACGTGAGGAAATCCGTCAAAACATCCGCAGAGAGTTTCAAGGATTTACGTTTGATAACGAACGCCCTGAAGGTTTGAAGCCTGAGCCGTTAGCTTTGCCGGAGCCTAAGAAAGTGATTATGAAAGTGCTACGTTGAGGATCAGATAATGACTAGAATTGAACTTGAAAACCGTGTATGGCTTTTGGCCAATCAAGAAGAAAAAAACGAATTGCTGGATCTTGGGCTAACATCCAAGGCCAGATATGTGAAACGAGTGCTTGAGCTTGGAAAGGTGTATGCGCATGTTTGATTATGACAGAGATATAATGCAACCGCCTGAAGAACGAGAAGAACTTGACCCAAGCCAATACATCTATGTTGGATGTGGGCAGTATCGATACGTGGGTGATGAAGTATGATTCAGGAGCTACACGAAGAAATCGATAACTGGCGAGCTGAAGATATTCATCTCGGCCGAGAGCTGGGGCAAATCATCAACGAACAACAAAATATTATTTTGAAATTGCAAAACGAAAATCGACGCTTGAAGCGTGAAAATTGGAACTTAAAACACAATAGAGGTAGAAGAAGATGACTAATAATCAATTATCAACACAACAGGCTAAACGTGACATTTCTGTCAATGCCCTTGACTGGACATTTGAAGACATCAAACGTTACTTTGATCCTCAGAATCTACTTACTGAGAAACAGGTGGGACAAGCTTTGTCACTTATTAAAGGGCGTAACCTAAACCCTTTAGCTAACGAGGTCTACATTGTAGCCTATAAAAACCGCAATGGAGGGACAGAGTTCAGCTTGATTGTCTCTAAAGAGGCTTTCTTGAAACGTGCAGCCCAGAGTAAAAACTATGAGGGATTTGAGGCTGGCGTGGTTGCTGTAGATAAAGATGGCGTTATGCACGAACGCAAAGGGGCTCTTATGCTACCAGGTGATACTTTGGTAGGCGGTTGGGCTAGAGTCTATCGCAAAAATTTCAAAGTACCTGTAGAAATTCAGGTATCTCTTGAAGAATACAACAAGAAACAAAGCACATGGAACAGCATGCCAGCTACTATGATCAGAAAAACAGCCCTAGTTAATGCTCTTAGAGAGGCTTTCCCTGAGGATTTGGGTAACATGTACACCGAGGACGACGGTGGAGAAACATTTGACCGTATCAAAGACGTCACACCTCAAGAGAGCCGTGAGGATGTAATTGCACGTAAGATGGCTCAGATTGAGCAATTTAACAAAGAGCAAGCCCACACAGTTCCTGAACTTACTCAAACTGAGGAGCCAATCCAGGGTGAGCTACTAGATGACAACGAACTTGAATTTTAGAGAGGAGTTAACATGCAAGAATTACAGGTAAAAGTAACCCAAGCACAGGTTGAAATCATTGATCGTGAGAAATTTGAGCAGAATATCAATGAGGTTGTAGCCAAGTATCAAAATTACACGGTTACGGCTGCAACCATTAAGGATGACAAGCAGACACTTGCGGATCTACGAAAATTAGACAAGCAGGTTTCTGATGAACGGATCAGGAATAAGAAAGTCTTATCTGAACCAGCTGACGAGTTTGACAAGTATGTCAAGAATGCCATCCAGCCTCTAAAAGACATCATTACCAAAATTGCTGGTGATGTCAAAGAGTTTGAAGAACATCAAAAGGCTGTCCGAATTGACACAGTAAAAGGCTATCTAGCCAACAAATCTGCTGAGTACATGCTGGATCCTCGTCTCTTTGATGAAAAGGCCCTTGAGTATGTCAAGGCTGGCGATTTCATGGCAGACGGCGTGACGCTTAAAAAAGCCACTATGAAGTCACTTGACGAC